ATTAAAGACTCGATGTTCTAGATGGTAAAAATTAAAAAAATAAATTATTTTTTAAACCCATCATAGTATGGGTTTTTTTATTTTTACAAATATTTATAAGATATGAATATTAAAATTACTGACTCACAGTACAAAATTTTAAAGGAGACTAAGAAGAAAGTTTATTCGTTTGACTGGGATGATAATATTCTTAATATGCCAACTAGAATACACTTAGACTATAGTGTTAATGGAATAATGTGGGTACCTGTATCAGTTTCTACTGAACAATTTAGAGGTATCAGACATAAAATAGGTACGGAGTTTAGATATCTTAACGATGACATTAAACAATCTTTTAAAGATTTTAGAGATTATGACGCATTTGTAAGAGATGTGAAAGAAGCATTAAATTATAGAAGTTATGGTCCAAGTTTTAATAAGTTTAAAGAGGCTTTAATTAGTGGAAGTGATTTCTCAATAATTACTGCCAGATCTAATTCACCACAAGCCATAAAAGACGGTATTAAGATAATAATTGAAAAGACAATCAATTGGGATGAGAAAAAAATAATGGAAAAAAATCTAAACGGTTTATCTATTGAGGAATATTTGAATTTACAAGATTATCATCCAGTTTCTTCAGAAGAATTTTTAAATAAATTTGATTTAAATGTAAGTGGTACTAATCCTGAAAAAGGTAAGAAAGTTGCGTTTAAAAGTTTTGTAGAAAAAGTGGTTAAACAAATAGGTGACATAAGAAATAATTCTGATTTTGAGGGGATTAGCGTAGGATTTAGTGACGATGATGAAGGTAATGTTAAAACAATAGAAAAATTAATAGAGGATGAATTACAAAAATTATATCCCGAAATAAATTTTATTATCTACGATACATCAGACCCTAAAAATCCTAAAAAGAAAAGAATAATTATAAAAAAATAATTTTTCTCAAAAACACAATATTTATATATTAAATAATACAACTAATAAAAAAAAATTAAAAAAAAATTAAGATGGCTGATTTATTAATGAGAATGCCTGTTCCTTACGAACCGTTAAGAAAGAATAGGTTTATTTTGAGATTTCCAGATGAATTGGGAATTCAAGAATGGTGGGTATCTACAACTAGCCGACCAAAATATACGAGTGCTGAGGTGGAGATACCTTTTTTAAATACTTCTACATATGTAATTGGTAGATTTAACTGGGAATCAATCTCTGTAACTTTTAGAGACCCTATTGGTCCTTCTGCGTCTCAGGCGTTAATGGAGTGGGTTCGTTTACACTCTGAATCTGTAACAGGTAGACAAGGTTATGCGGCAGGTTACAAAAAAGATGTTGAATTAGAGATGTTGGACCCAACTGGTGTTGTTGTTCAAAAATGGATTCTTCAAAGTTGTCAATTAAATGATGTTGACTTTGGTGGATTAGATTATTCATCTTCAGATTTGGCAGATATTACTTGTACACTTAGATTTGACAGAGCGATAAACGTATTCTAATACGTTTTATTAACATATTTACAAAATCCTTATCGTATATATATTATATGGTAAGGATTTTCTATTTATATTCACCTTTTTTATAAAACTATAATATTTATATATAAACGAAAAAATGAAAAAATATAGTAATACTTTAAATGAGGAAATTGAAAGAATGAAATCTCTTTTTACTGAAGAGAGAATGTTCGGTAATCTTATAACTGAAGATGTAAATGGTGATCCTCTTGAAACATATGAAGAATTTTTAACTTCTAATGGTTTTAAAAAGCAAGGTCCTGAATATGGTGCAAACTCATATTCTAAAGAATTTAAACCTTATAACATTGTTAAGATAAAGAATGAAGTAGAAAAACTTGGTAAAACAGAGGCATTTAAAGATTTTGATTTTAATAGGGGGTCTTTAAAATTTACAATTAAGTTTGGTGTTGGTACAACAGGAACTAGTGGAACTTCAGGTACGACTACGAATGGTGTGGTTACCGCTTGGAGTGGAGATTTGAGTATTGGTCCTGAGGGTAAAAAACTTTCTATTAGTACTGGTGATGGTTTCTCAAGACTTTCTGCAGAAACAGGTAAGATT